TATTACTGTTAGCGGGTGCGAACTCGGTCATACCTATGATGTGAAAATTCAAGTAAAGGATACGCATGGCAATACATCGCAGGGCTTAACTAAAAGCATTACAGTTGAGATGAAGAGCGAAATACCGAATGCACCGCAGGGCTTTTCTGTTTCATTCGGCGATATGGCACATTTCAATTGGCTAGAAGTTAGAAATGCCGATGTAGATTACTATGAAATCAGATTAGATCTCAGCGCAGGGCAAAATGACGGACTAATCGGCCGAAGTAATAACACCACATTCAGCACATTATTAACGGAACGCACCTCAAAAGTGTATTGTATTGCTCATAATCCTGCTAAAGGATACGGCGCACCAGCTGAATTGACGTACAACGTTCCTATACCAAAGCAACCGACGAAAGTCAAAGCGACGGCCAATATCAGCGGTATAGGCGTTACGTTTGAGCCGATTCCAGTAAACTGCAAGGGTGCAAACGTATATATCGATGATAATATATATTACATCACTACAAATGCTATTAATGTGCCGCTCGAGGCTGGCGTATATGCTGTACAAGTTGCCTATGTTGACATGTTCGGAGAGGGGCCTCGCAGCAGCGCGGAGAATGTAGCCGTAAAAGCTAAAATCGATAAGTCCTTACTCGACATGGAAAGCCTAGGCCTAGAAGGAATAGACAAAGCGGTAAATGACTTAAAAGGCGAAGTCGGAACAGTCAAGACGGCCGTCAATGGCATGGATAGCAAGATAATCGACCTTGGCAATGCGTACCAGCGAACTTTGAGCGATTATCAAAATAATGTAAACTCACAAATCACGCAGATTTCGAGCGGTATTGATTTAAAAGTAACGCAAGCTATCAATAATATAGACGGCGCTGAACTGGTGAGCCGTATCAATCTAAGCCCAGCAGGTACACGCATAGACGGCAAATTATTACATGTTACTGGTGAGGCATTGTTTGATAACAATATCATCGCTAAAGGAATGATACAGGCTGGTGCCGTTACTGCTGATAAAATGCAAGTTGATAGTCTATCATCTATCACGGCTACAATCGGCACATTGCGAACTAAAACAAGTGGCGCAAGGGTTGAAATTAGTGATGACTTAATTCAAGTATTTGATGAAAACAATCAGTTAAGGGTAAGGATAGGCATATGGGAATAAATAAAGCTGTTTTTGAACTATACGATAAAAAAGGGTCTTTAATATTAAGCCTAAACTCGACATTAACTCGATTTCTAGGCACGCACATAGTAACAGATTATAGCGGGGTGATTACTATTGAAAAACAAAAAAATGAGCAAATTTTTGCGTTCGCACCTGTTATCTCTTACGAACAAAACAGGCCATATATGGTGCAGCCTGTACAAATCTCTATCAAGGACAATCAAATCTTTTACTCAATTGATAACAAGGCCGCTGATTTGGTTAAAGAAAGGTACAAAATCATCTATGGAGTATATTAAAGTATCCAATAAAGAGGGGACAACTATTATCAATGATTCTTTTAAAAATTTAGCATTAAAAGAGGTTGTAACAACCCCTATACAAGGGGCATTCGGGTATAAGATATATAGTTATAATGAACCGCATTTTATAATCAACAAAAAGGAAGATGATTTGGTTTTTGTTGCTCCGAATGGGAAAGGCTCTTTTAACAAAGGGTTTATTTTGAAAAATACCAAGGGCGAAACCGAATTATTGACGCCAAGTTATCAAGAGGGCATATTTAATGGATATGGCGCATTTTCTGATATAAACGGCGTTTTAAACCCTGTTACAATGTGCGGAGTTAGACACTCACCATCAGCCCCTCATAGTTTTAAATGTTATGTATATTCAGATGAGTATAAAACAGGTAAACAAGGCCTTGAGGTTTTCAATAAAGAGCAGAAATTAATATTTTCATCTGAAAACAAGTATCTGAAAATAAAAAAATACATATATGAGCCAGACGTAGTAAAAAAATATGTTACTTATACGCGCTGGGGGATTGCTACCGCCGAGGGTGCAGAGATTTATCCTCAACCATTTGAAGGAGAGGACTCTTACGGCTGGGAGGGTGATTATGTTGGTGTAGTAGGTAAGCATGTAGAAATTGCTAGATATACATTCGATAAGCCAATAGCTGTATGCCCCATAAGTATTCCGTCATGCCAAGTCGGTGCTAGAAATGGCTCAATATTCTTTTATTTTGCGTTTGTTGATGAAAAAACTTTAGCAATTTACGCAGAAATAAATGTTGCACATTCAACGTATAACCACGAAACTAGCTCGCCAATGGAGTATAGCTTTGATGACGTTTTATTTATTCCAGTAGGCAATAACAAAATGCTTGGGGTGTTAGTTACAGAAATTGAATAGGCGAGGTGCGTATGAACTTTATTAGAAACGAGCCAGAAACATTACACATCGGCGCTGACTATCGTAGAGGCTACGAAGTCAGTGCCGATTTTGATTTAAGCAACTGCACGGCTGTTATGAAAGTGCGGAGCGTGCAGGGCAAGCTATTGGCCGAGGCTGAATGTGTGGTTCATGAGAATATTATTTACTGCACTATCACCGCCGAGGCAACTAAGCACATAGGCCGCAATTATAGGAGCGGTCAATATGATGTGTTCCTTATTCATGGGAACGAGATCACTAAAATCGTAATGGGTGATATTAAATTCATTCATGATATTTCAGCACATTAGGGGGTGCAATTATGGAAGATACAAATAACTTTGAATATGTGAACGTTAAAGCAAGGGTTCCGAAAGTGATTGACATTGTAATTCCAGGCGCGCAAGGAGTACAAGGCGAGCAGGGAAAACAAGGACCAAAGGGCGACCCATTCCGATATGAGGACTTTACGCCAGAGCAATTAGAGGCCTTGAAAGGTCCTAAAGGTGATAAGGGTGAGGACGGGAGAGACGGCGCAAGTGCCACAGCCGACAACGCTCATCAGTTGTTACTACAAGGTAACGTATGGTGTGAAAGCGCCGAAATTGACGATGTACTAACAGCCATGATTGGAAACATTGGCAAGCCGTTTCCTCGGACTGAATTTAAGCCGTTGACTATTCCAAGCGTAATCAAAGGTCAACAGGTGGTAGCAGTAACAGGCGAGCCTCATTATAGCGTTAAGGTAGTCGGTAGCGATACACCTTTCACGCTCGACAGTAATGGGGCTTGTAGCGTGAATATTCCGCCATTAGGTGAAGATGACATCAAGCTCACTTACCACAATTTCACAGGTACAAAAGTAGCAGAATACAAAATTGCTGGCGTTCAAACTGGTGCAGCTGCTGATGATACTATCGAAGTAAATGGCAGTGTGTATAAGTTGTATGGTGATGTGCTTAAGATTAATGTAACGCAAAATACCACTGGAGACGATGAGGGGGCTAAATTCGAATTTATTCCTTATCAGTGGCGCAGCAAGACAATTAATAGCATTCAATTAAAATCAACTAGCGTTGTAGACCTATATTCTGGCCGAAATATGGCAATGAGATTTGAACCCATTAAGCCTAATTCAATCCCTATATATGTAGAGGACCCTCATATGATTAATTTTCACTCGAACGATAACGGATTATATCCGACACTGAACATCGGTACCTTGACGACGGGGACTATGCAGACCACTTATAAAACTAGCCGATTATCTTGGTCCGACACTGAACATCGGTACCTTGACAATGGGGACTATGCGACTCATCTATAATTAATCAAACCACAGGGAGAACACATGCAAGTAATAACAGATTTTCTATGCGAGGCATGGCGGACGTTGACGGATTCTTTCGTTCTAAAGGCCTTGCTTGCCGTTATCGCCGATGTGGCGATATATATGATTGGCTTAAAACATGTGCAGGTGCTAGGCATATTCATATTATTGGTATTCCTAGACCTCATTACAAAATGGGCGGCGCTTGGGTATAAAATGCTGGTAGACATGGGTGCTAATCCAGACAATCTAAGCATGGCGGATAAATACATAGCCATACCTGCTGCATGGGGAAAAGGTATTATATCCTCAAAGCACATGCGCAAGCCTTTCGTTACAAAAGTTTTGACATATTGCCTTGCTACTGGCGCCGCATGGTGCTTTGACTATATGGCAGGTCAATACGCTTTCGCCGTCAATATCGTATGGCTATATCTCGGCTCAGTAGAACTATTGAGCATACTTGAGAACATGCGAGACGGCGGAAATACTACCATATCTGGCTTGCTTGACGTGGTTCATGCAAGAGTGGATATGATTTTGAAAAAATAATATAGTGTTGTTTGTGCCACGCTCACGATATATGGGCGTGGCTTTTATGTTGCAGAAACAGAGGTGCATATAATGAAAATTGGTACATATTTTGATGATTACGAATTCGCATGCAAATGCGGCCGTCATGGATACGATAGCGACGGACATCCTATTTTAGACCACATCATTGATAAAAGGCTCGTCGATGTATTGGACGCTATCCGTGAACATATTGGCCAACCTATCGAAGTATTAAGCGGTTATCGTTGCCTTGAACACAACGTAGAAGTTGGCGGTGTTCCAAACTCTCAACATGTTGAGGGTACAGCGGCTGATATTACTTATGACGGCATTAACGTTGATTATCTTGCACAGGTGGCCGAGGAATGTGGCGCCGACGGCATTGGACGATATTATAATCAAGATTTCGTTCATGTTGATGTGAGGGGCTGGGCCGCTCGTTGGACAGACCAAGATTAATATAGGGGGCGTGTGATGTATGAAGTTATCAAGAACAAAATTGTACATGCGATTACTATTCGGCGGGTTGCTTATGGTGCTATTGGCATTTTGCTCGTCTATCTCATTGGCAGCCTCGCCAGCGGATACTTTGAAACAAGAGCCGACTATAATCGTACCTTTGAGCAGCTGGAACGAACTCAAAGGGCGCTTGATGAAAGCAGAAAACTCAATCAACAACTCAAAGCAAGCATTGCAGCAAGCCAACAACTTAACAGCGACGCAGGGCGACGAATTGAGCAAGCTCAAAACTATCAACAACAAACAGGGGCAGGAATTGAGCGACTTGAAAGCAATCAACGAGAAACAGGCGAAAGAGTTGGCGAAAGCCTCGAACATCTCGACGCAGCAAGAGGAGAGATTGAAAGAGGTCTCGAACTCATTGAGCGAATTGAAAGAGCAAATCAAACGCAACAAACGAACAGAGCAACGCCTTAAACGGCAACGCACAATATGGGGCGTAGTGGCTGGCGTGGTTACAGTTGCGGCGGCTGTTAAATAATATGGAGGTGATCCTATATCTCCTTACTATGTGAAGGTGGACACATAGGAACAGTCAAATGTTGGTTGATTGTTGAAATTCAAAAGATT